GAGCACCTGGAGGCCACGCTGCGGGCGCTGGAGGCGCGCAACCAGGCCCTCTCACAGCAGGTGGCCGGCATTCAGGACGCCAACACCGGGACGCAGCTTGCACAGATGGACACCTACATCGCGCAGGCTGACCAGGCAGCCGAGCACTTCAAGAGCGTCATTGCTGCAGCCACCGTAGCGGGTAATGGGTCCGAGGTGGCCAACGCCACAGAGTACATGATTGCCGCGCGGGCACGCGCCGACAAGTTGCGTGCGCTCAAGGACAACGCTACCCGCGCCCTGGCGGCCCCCAAGCCCCTGGACCCGGTGATGGTGAACAAGTCGGCCACGTTCCTTGGCAAGCACAAGTGGTATGGCGGCCCGCAAAGCGCAGACCCGGACAGCAAGGTGCTGACGCTGCTGGACAACAGTCTCACCAGCGAAGGCTGGGACCCGACAACTGACACGTACTGGCAGGAGCTGGAACGCCGGGCCGCCAAGTACCTGCCCCACCGCATCAAGCCAGGCGCAACCCCACCCCCCGGCGGTAACGGCCAGCGTCGCGCCCCCGTCACGGGTAGCTCGGCGGCCTCCACAGCCGTGAGCCCCGGCGCGGGTCGGGTTTACACGCTGTCCCCGGACCGTGTGAAAGCGATCAAGGACGCAGGTATGTGGGACGACGTTGCCGAGCGCAACAAGATGATCAAAACGTATCGCGAGTACGATCGCACCAACGGAAGGAGCTGAACATGGCACGGAAAAGCAACGCAAGCAACGCAGCCGACGAGCGGCTGAAAATGGGCGGCGCCACTGAGCAGCGTGGCGCACGCGGCATGGATGACGAGGAGGACGACGACCGGGAAGGCTCGGGGTTGTCCTCGGAAACCGATTTTGAGGCATTCTTGGAAGACGAGTTTTCCCAGGTCGCGCTCCCGTCTCCACCCAACCTGGCCGGCTGGCACTTGTGCTGGCTCACCACCAGCTCGCAGTACGACACGTTGGCGCGGCGGCAGCGCCTGGGCTACGTGCCGGTGATGCAGGCTGAGATGCCCGCGTTCGACCCCAACGTCGGGGCCGCTATGGCCGCAGACACGGGCGGGTTCATCCGGTGCAACGAGATGATCCTGTGCAAGATCGAAACCGCGCGGTACCAGGCCATCATGCGCCACTTCCACCACAAGCGTCCGCTGCAGGAGGAAGAAACCATCATGAGCAACAAGCCCAAGGACGGTGTCGCCGCGTCCGACCGCTCCGAGGACGGACTGGCTGAGATGGAAGCGCGGATTGAGCAAGCGAAAAAGCTGAATCCTACGTTCTCTTGAACGGGGGTATAATTCACCGTGACTGAGCCCTTCTGTGCTGTGTAAACAGCGCTCAGGTCTCAGCTGACGTGTCAGTAAAATTGCAAAGTTGAGCTGCCCCAGCTCCTTGGACAATTTGGCTACTCGCAAACCGGACGCAAGTCCATTCGTGATTGTCATCTTTACAAGGAGTGCTCAATGAGTGCAACAGCAGCCCCGCAAGGGCTAGTCCCTGTGTATCACCCGTCCGGCCTGATCCGGCCGTCGGTGTTCACAATCGCCTCCGGCTACGGCACGGCGATTTTCAAGGGTGATCCGACCATCCTCAATGCCAACGGCACTGTCACAGTGGGTACCGCAGCGGCGGCCCTGTTGGGCGTGTTTGAAGGTGTGGAGTACACGGACGCCAACGGCAAACCGACGTACAGCAACTATTGGCCCGCCAGCACGGTGGCGACCAATGTCGTGGCCTACGTCTACACGGACCCGGAAATCGTCTACGAAATCCAGTCCCAAGGCTCTGTGCCGCAAACCGCAGTGGGTGATGAAGCTGACGTGGTGATGGGCTCCGGCTCCACCATGACCGGTATCTCCACCACCGCGCTGAACACCACCCTGGCGGGCGCGGGTTCGCAAAAGCAGTTCCGTATCGTCGGCTTCGGCCTGGCCCCTGACAACGCCCCCGGCGACACGTACACCGTGGCCCGCGTCGTCCTGGCCCAGTCTCAGCTGCGCGCCGCTACCACTGCCGTCTAAGGAGCACCAACATGAAGAAACTGTTCAACTCTTTTGCGGCAATGCTGTTGGCTGTGGTCGCTGTGTGTATTGGCTTTGTGACGCTTGTCGTCCCGGAGCTGTCGCTGCAGGCCCTGCCCACGTTCTCCGAGCTCGTCACAGTGTCTGGCTTGGTCCTGGTGGCCGGCGTCGTGCTCGGCGCTCTGGGTACCTGGCTGAACCCGACTAGTGTGATGTCGTGTAGCTCGCCCATGCGAAGTACCGACTTCCGCGCTATCGTCGAGCCTATCCTCAACAAGTTCTTCGACGGGGTCTACGACCTCCGCAAGGACGAGTGGAAACAGGTGTTCGACGAGATCACGGCCACTATTCCCCGAGCGTACTTCGAGGAACCTATTGGCTACGGCTTCGGCCCGGCGCCCGAGGTGCCCGACGGTTTGCCCGTTACCTACCAGCAAGGCGGCGTCCTGTTCACCAAGCGCTACACCTACAAGGTGTTCGGCCTGGCGTTCGCGCTGACCAAGGTGCTGGTGGAAGACGGTGATCACGTGAGCCTGGGCTCCACGTTCAGCAAGCACCTGGCGCAGTCCCTGATCGAGACCAAGGAAACCCGCACAGCCAACGTGCTGAACCGGGCGTTCAACGGCTCGTACCTGGGCGGCGATGGTGTGTGCCTGGGCAACGCCTCCCATCCGCTGCAAAGCGGTGTAGCCAGCAACCTGCTGGGCACGGCGGCGGCGCTGTCGCAAACGTCGCTCGAGCAAATGCTGATCCAAGTGCGCAAGGCTGTGGACAACACCGGCAAGAAGATTCGCATCACCCCCAAGAAGCTCGTCATCAGCCCGGACAACGTGTTCCAGGCCGAGGTGCTGCTGAAGTCTGTGCTGCGCGCGGGTACCAGCAACAACGACATCAACCCGGTCAAGTCCATGGGCTCCTTGGACTCCGACCCGGCCGTGCTGTCGCGTCTGACCTCTTCCACCGCGTGGTTCATCAAGACCGACGCACCCGAGGGCCTCAAGCTCATCGTGCGCCGGAAGATGGAGAAGAAGATGGAAGGCGACTTCGAAACCGACTCGACTCGCTACAAAGCGACCGAACGGTACATCGAGGGCTGGACCGACTGGCGTGCCCTGTATTGCACGCCGGGGGCGTAAGCGGCCTGTGTTGAGTAGGTAAGAAACAGGGGTCCCTTGCGGCCCCTGTTTTGTGTGTGTAAGTGAAGCGGTCATACTTTTCAAGGAGCAGACCATGCATGTATCCGACGACCTCCGCATCGGCCCCGTGTCGATCCCCAATGACGATGCCACCCTCAACGGCAATCCGGCTCCCATGGAGCTGGGCGTTGGCCCCCTGGGCCGCGTGTACGTGTGGGATATCGTCCCCCTGACTTTGCAAGTGGCCGGCCTCGCCGCGTCACAGAACCCCGGCTCCGGCGCCTCGTTCACGCTGGCTGCGGGTACCGGTGTTACCAGCCGTGTGCGCCCCGACGGCACCACCGAGTACGTGCTGGACGTACCCCGCTGCGTCACCGTCAAGGCCACTGGTGCCAACACCGCCACGTACACCATCACCGGCTACGACCAGTATGGCCAGCGCATGTCGCAGACCATCGCGGCCCCCAGCACCAGCACGGTGGCGACGACCAAGGCGTTCAAGACCGTTATCAGCGTCACCAACGCCAACGCCACGGCGGGAACCAACGGCCTGGAAGTCGGCTTCAACGACAAATTCGGGCTGCCACTGCGAGTCACAGACGCGGCCTATGTTGTCAACGTCAAGTGGAATGCGACGCTTGCAGCTGATGCTGGTACCTTTGTGGCTGCGGACACGACGAGCCCAGCCACCGCCAGCACCACAGATGTCCGTGGGTGCTTCACACCCTCGAGCGCTGCCAACGGTACAAAGCGTCTCGTGATGCTCATCGCGTTGCCTGCCTTGGCGTGCGGCCCCAACGCCACGCGCGTGGGCGCCGTGGGCGTCACTCAGGCGTAATTGAGCTCCGGGGGCCGCGCGTCCCCGGCCACTGTCGTTCTAGGGGAACTCCATGCGTCCTATGCAGCTTGGCCCGTACTTGCCCATCACGGCACTTACCACGGCTTTCAACGCGCAGACCTTCACCAGTACCGGGGCCGCCACCGCAGTGACGACCCCGGCCACCACGGACGGCCTCGCACACCTTGTGACACTGGTTGCCCCGGTACAGGCCACCCTGGCTGGGGTTACGTTTACCATCGTCGGCACGGATGCCAACGATGCCGCACAGACCGAGACGGGGCTGGTTGGCCCGGCTTCGGGTGCCACGGTCACCAGTACCAAGCACTTCAAGACGGTCAGCACAATCCAACCCTCTGCCACCATGGGCGGCTTGGTGGTGTCGGTCGGCATCGCGGCGGAGTCGGTGGGGCCGATGATCCCGCTGGAGTGGCGCAGCATCGCAGCTGCGGCCATGACCGCGTACAAGAACGCCGGCACCATCAACTTCACCGTCGAAGAGACCTACGCCAACCCGTACAACAACGCGCACGAGGCTTGCCCCTGGGTGGCTATCACCGCGTTATCGGCCAAGACCGCCACCACGTCGGGCTCAGCCACAGCGGGTGCACAGGCGGTGCGGTTCAAGACCAACACGGTCACGAACGGCGCCTCCATGACTTGGTACATCACACAGGCCAGCGGGCTCTTGGCGTAGCGTCATGACAACTTCCGGCACTGTTGGTCAGACCGTCATCGACGTCACCACCATCATTGAGCACGCCTACCGGCGCTGCGGCAAGTTGGCGTCGACTATCTCCGGGGAGCTTCAGCTTTCGGCGCGGAACAATCTGTTCTTCCTGCTGAGTGACCTGGCAAACCGGGGGCTGAGTCTGTGGTGTGTTACCAAGCGTGTCCTGGGTACGCTACCGGACAACGCGGTTTATGATCTGCCTGTGGGTACCGTCGACGTGCTCAATGCCTTGTACCGTACACAGACGACTCTGACTGGCAGTACACTCAGTGGCGCGGGCTACCAGGGGTTGGACCTAGGCTCCGGCGCAGAGGCTGCCGTGTCCAATGTAGCAGTGCGGTTCACGGCCGCCGCCACGCCGACGCTGGTAGTGGAGGGTTCCTCTGACGGCGTGACCTGGGTGCAATACGCCGCGTTCACACCCGCGTCCGCTGTGACTGCTGGGGCCTGGCTTTGCTGCGACGTGGACAACAGTGTCGTGCTGCAATACTGGCGTGTGCGGGACACCAGTGGCACGTTGCCGGCTGTTACTGCGTTGACGTTCAACAACGACGCGTACGAAGTTCCGATGTACAAGCTGTCGCGCGATGACTATGTAGCGTTGCCTAACAAGACCTTTGCGGCATCCAGCAGCTCCAAGAGTCTACAGTTCTGGTACGACAAGCAGGCTGTCCAACCGCGTTTGTGGGTCTGGCCTGTGACGTCTGGGTCTACGGGGCAGTTTGTGGTGTGGACACAGCGGCACATTGAAGACGTGGGCGACCTGTCCAACTCACTGGACGTGCCGCAACGTTGGCTGGAGTCGGTGATCCTTACCCTAGCGTGCCGGTGTGCAGTGGAACTGCCGGCCGGGGAGCTGCCGGATGGACGGCTTCAGTATCTGGAAAGCAAAGCGGCGGAGCACCTGGCACAGGCCGAGGACGGAGAGTCCGACGGCGCCCCCATCCGTATTGTGCCGCGCATTGGCGGGTATACGCGATGAGTCTCTTCCTCGGACCCAACCCGATAGGCGTGTGCGACCGGTGCCACTTCAAGGTGGTGTTGTCCACGCTGATATCGGACCCCAACGCACCAGGGTTGCGCGTCTGCCCCGGCTGCGCGGATCAGTTGGACCCGTACAGGCTGCCCGCGCGCCGCACCGAGGATATCACGTTGGAATACCCGCGCCCCGACGAGCCGTTGGACTAGGGAGAATTGACAATGACCAGTTTCACTGACGTATTCGGCGGCGCCTCGGTAGCTCCAGCTGACACCGCTTTCCGCGCTGTGAGCCTCACAGCAAGCATCACGACCGTGTGGCCGGAGTATGCTAGCACAGGCAACCAGATCGCCACCATCATGAAGGTGGATGCCTCCGTAGCCGGCAAAAGCGTCACGCTGCCGGACTGCCGGCTGGCCTCCAACGGCTACGAGGTGCTGTTCGACAACTGCGGCTCTGAGTCGTTCACTGTACTGGACGCCGCAGGTGCCACGGTAGCAACCGTCACGGCCGGGCAGGTGAAACTGCTCTACCTGTACGACGTGTCCACGGCTGCCGGGTCCTGGCGCGTGACCCTGTTGGGTGTTGGTTCGAGCAGCCCAGATGCCTCACAGCTCGTGGGCTATGGACTCAAGGCAATTTCCAACACGCTGAACTTCGCCCCAGTGCTGACAGAGTTCAGCGCGAACTACACGGTAGTGAGCTCCGACCGTGGCAAGGTGCTGTTGTGGACCGGGGGCAGCGGTACGCTCACGCTACCCACGACAGCAGGTTCCACGAGCGACTTTTCCATAGAAGTGCGCAACCAGGGCTCCGGCACCCTTACAATTGCGCCAGTGGGCGGGAGCCTGATTGATAGCTCTGCCAGCATTGCACTGGTGGCGAGCGAGTCGTGCTTCGTGCATATGGGGGCTTCGGACTGGTCTACCGTGGGGCGTGGGCGCAACACCCAGTTCAACTTCACCCAACTCAGCAAGGTGGTCGACGGGGGTACGGACAACCTCACGTTGACCGAAGCGAGCAACGTGGTGCAGACGTACACGGGCGTGCTGCTCAGCAACCAGACCGTCAATATGCCCGCTGTGGTGCAGGTGTACTACGTGTCCAACAACACGACCGGAGCGTACACATTGACGTTCGGGTGCGTGGGTGGCGGTACCTCCGTCAGCGTGTCCTCGGGTCAGGCTGCTATCCTGTTTTGCGATGGCACCAACATCATCAATGCCAACACGTCACTTTCCGGCGGTATCACAGCTCTTGTGTTCGCCTCGGGTAGCGCCTCCACCCCATCTGTCGCCATCGGGACTGCGTCGAATGGTTGGTACTCCCCCGGTGTTAACGAGCTTGCAGCGACCATCAACGGTGTACAGGCGGTCAAGATCGACAGCGCCGGTATGAAGTCCACCGGGTCCGGGTCCGTCACAGGCCAGGTGGAGTCTACTGCTGGCGCAGCGCAATCTGTGGTTAGCCGCGTGGCAGGGCAAACGGGGTCGTTCAAGTTGCGCAC